AAGGACAAGGACAAAATTTACGTTACCTGTAGACTTGCAAAACGTAAGATTGTGATGACACAGAAGATATGCATTTACACAGGTGCTAACAATACTACAGAAACTATCTTTGTTGACAAGTGGGAAATATGTCCAAACCAAATGCAGTGCATTTATGAACCAAATAAAACTGTACCGATGATTGAACAAATGATGAAAAGTTTAGAGGAAACTCTTAAAAAGAGTCCAAAGTAATGATACACGCTTTTATGTTAGTAGTTGTTATGGGGGTGGGTGAGTTTCGACAGATACAACCCAACTCAATGATATTCAGAAGTATTGATGTGTGCCAGTACTATGCAAAACGTATTCCAAGACAATATAGTAATTATAGATACGGATATCTATCAGACCCCAAGGATAGAGTCACTGCATACTGCAAACCCATCTATACTCAAGATGGGCCTAATATCTATGACTATTAACCATAACCATACATAGGATGACCTGGCACTGTTCCAGCAGGCGCTGAAGTGTCTTTCATGGGTGCAGGCGTTGATGAACTACTGGTATTACTAGATACTTGTGATGCATCAGTCTGATTAATAATTACAGGTGGTGGACGCCTTCTGACTTCTCTTACTTCAAAATTCTCATCTTGTGTCTCTGATAATCTTTCTCTTTTTCTATCCATCCTTGACTGTACACGGTCAAACCTATTAGAACCACCACCAGTTGCTGCTTCAAGTTGTTCTGACTCTGGTTCTGGTATAGCTTCTCCTGTCTTGGGGTCAAGACCAGCAAACTCATAAACACCATCTGGTATTACAGCACTTACTGCCTTTTTGATGAAACCAAAAACGCCATCAGATTCACCAGAAGGGTCTGGTAGGATACCACGAAGAATGGACTTCAACAGAGAGGTTGCTCCATCTGCAATACTTCCAAACATACTTCCTATATCTGCGAACAGGTTGGCATCACCAGTGAACAATTTAACAATATAATCAATTGCTTTTGATATCATATTAAACGGTGCAGAAACAAGATTCTTAATGAGTTCTGCAAAACTAAAAGATTCGAGGAATTCAACTGCACTATCAAATCCAAGTTTACTCATAATCCATGATACACCAGACTTCAACAAGTCAAGAGGAATACCAATCAAGTTACCAACTAATTTACCAAGACCACCGCCAACACCATCATAGAATCTGGATAAGATATTGTTACCTTCAGACTCTTTGAAACCGTCAATGAACCCTGTTATGGCATCAAACGCACCTATGACAATAGTAACAGGTAGGAACAACTTACCTAGTGTTGCACCAAAACCTTTTGCAAATCCAAGCACCTTACTAATAACACCACCTTCAGAGGACATGGCTAAAACCCTTGTAACTGATTTACCGATTGATTCACCTATTTTAACGAATGGGTCAGAGATTGTCCGTATTGCAGTTCTAACTTTTGTCGCACCATCACTTATGATTGAAACAAACTTTGAATCTTTAATAAATGTTGTAATACCACCAAGGAAGTTGCCTATTCTTGTAAACCCATTTTTTATGGTGTCAAAGAATGCACTAATAAGAGTATTACCAAACATAGATTTACCAGCACTTGTGATTGCATCTTTGATTGGTTTAAACAGTCTACCGAATGTTGCAACAAGAGCTTTAAGACCATCAAACTGTCTTTTGACTTCTGTTACAAACCCACCAACAAAGGATACGATTACCGCACCTATCAAACCAATTGGTGCAAGTAGACCCATACCAACGTCTTCTGCTTTGATATTTGCAACACCCGCCGCAAGGTTATCAATACCAGCAGCAATATTGTGGAAGATACTTTGAGTCTCTTGTTCTTGACGCATCTTTTCATTATCTGCTTCGACTCTTGCTGCAGCACCCTTTTGTGATGCAAGTTGTCTTCTTTCTTCTTTGTCAATCCCCTCTTGAGTTGTTGATATTAATTTTTCAATTGATGGAACAATTGAATTTTCTTTCATACCCAACACTAAAGCAGAACGGATTTTATCAGCATCAAATCCAAGAAGATTTTTTGTAGCACTGTTAAACTCATCATTATATTTCTTTTGTGCATCCAAAACTGCCTTTTGTTTTTTCATTTGACCAAATTCTTCTCTGGTCAGACCAAGACGTTCACGCAAAAGTGCTTGTTCTCTTTTATCTTTTAATATTGCAAAACTTTTGTTGAATAGGGTTTTACCAGCAGCACCAAGAGTAGCAACGCCTGGAAGTGATTGGAAGGATTGTACGAATGGGTCAGTAACTTTCTTGAATTCGCCTGCAGCAGTCATGGCAATATCTTTACCAGCGCTCATGTTGAACTCTTTCAGTTCACCAGTAACCCTTTGTAGATTTCTGGATGCTTCTGCAAAATCCTGTGCTACTCTTTTATCGTCTGCCATTTACTTACTTCTTTTTATCTACATATGCATTTGCACCAAAGTAGGCGGCGACCAATGCTGAAATAGCAACAAAGTATGTTGGTGCAATATCACCAATGATTGTTGCTGCTTTTTCTTGTCCTAAAAATGATGTAACAAAAATACCTGCTGGATAGAGTAACATACCCATCAATGCAAACCATGTCATCTTACGCATTGCATCTCTACGAGCATCTGCATCTTCCAACTCTTTTCTTTTGAATTCCAAATTCATCTCCATTTCTTCATGTGAAATGTGTCCATCACCATTACTGTCAACCTTATCTATAACCGCTGGGTCTGCGGTAACGGTTTTCTTCTCTTCAGACATTACTCTCTCCCTCTGGACTATTTATCTATTATATTGTGCGTTCTGTTTCTTTATGCGTTCATTTTCATCTTCAATATGTTGTTGTAACATTGATACATATATCTCCCTTTCCCACGGCATCATTTCGTCTATCTCTGTCAGACTGTAATGATAATGTTGCATCATAATAAAGTTAGTCTTATAGTATCCTTTAAGACTTTCATGAGAAAGGCCTACCCTAAAAAACTTTGCAGTCCTTCAAGTAGTACTTTGTTCTCCTTACCAGTGTTTGGATTGGTTACAACAATCTCATGTCTTAATCTTGGAATACCATCAAAGAATGCTTGGACTTCAGCAAACTGGTCAGTGTTCATAGATTCGATAAACTCATCCAGTTCCTTTTTGGGAAGTTCTTCATACACCTCATTCTCATCGAAGATATTTACAAGACACTCTCCGATTACACCAAATGTTACATCAACTGCACCTAACTTGTCTGTGGTATATTTTTTAAGATTTTCCAAAGACGGATATCTCATTGTCATACCAACTTTATCCGTAATCATAATCGTATTTTTATGACCTTCAGTATGCTGTATCTCAACATCATTTAAGTTAAGTGTATATGCAACTTCAGTTTTACCATCATCTGGACAGGTTATAGTTAAGTCAACCTCATCACCAACTGACTTGGAACGAATCTTGAGAAACATATATTCTATGTCAAAAGATGGTAGATGTTCTGGTTCTGATATTTTACCGAAGGTGCATGATTTGATGAGTTCACACATGGCATTAGACATTTCTAGTCCTTCACCTGTCTCCTGTGCTATCATCAGTATTTTTTGTTCCTTTACTAGAAACGGACGGAACTTTACCGTTTCACCTGTGGATGGTTGCACCATCTCATAGGTGGGCGTATTCAACTTTGGCAATGCCATCATATTCTCCTATATTAATAATTTAAAATAATCGCCTCAAAACTGCTGGTATCTGACTTTGTACTTGTCTGATAACAGAGTTCTTCAATATATCTTGAAGTGTATCATCAAGATTTGCCTTTTTAGGTTCAGTCGCAATATTTCTCCAGTAACGATATGCGAATGAAACACTACACTTATTTAGAGTGTTAGATGACGCATGAGAAAATGGTACTGCGTCAATGGTTTTTGGAAAACACTCTTCAAGACGGATACCCATTGTTCTTTCATCCTTCTCGTTGAGTGCATATATTTCAATTGCACCAACATATTCCTTGTAGTAGTTGATGTTATATGTGTCTGGATTATAAGACACTTTTTGCCATTCTTCAAAGAAGTATCGTTCTGCCATATCAGAACCCATGTAGAATGTTGCAGCGATCTCTGCAAATGTCTGACCCTGTACCATCTCATGCGGTGGGCCGTAAATGTTATCATTCATTGCGGTACGAAGGTTTCTGCCTGGCATGGAAATACTGTCGCATCTAAAAGATATGCGTCTTGCAGTCTCACCATGTAGTTGTGATAACAAGTTACCAGATTGTGCAGAATCACCTGCCTCTGCGTTGTTTGTACCAGCGGGTAAACCAACTACAACTTCATAACGGTTTGCTTTTGAATATCCATCTCTGGACGCATTGTGTTGTAGGATTGCATTCAACCCACCAAATACTGCACCACCAAGGACATTACCGAAATTAAACTTTGCCATTAAATCATCTTCCTAGAATCTGACCAGACTTCAGTTGCAGATGCTTTCTTAAACCGTTGTACTGGTAACATGATTGCGGTGAGATTGTCATCGTCTGGTATCTTACGGAACATTGATTTCGTAAACCCATACAGATATCTCTTGAGACATGGTTTTGTAAGTCGATTGTTTTCAACTGCACGAACACTTAGATTATCTCCACCAGCAGCATCAAGAAGTCTTGCTCTTAGTGCATACGGTAGATAGTGAAAGTTTAGTCCAAGGAAACCATCGTTGTATCTCTTCAGAGGTAATACCAGTGGGAATGTATCATAGTATGGTAGTTTGTTTCTCAACTTAGGTGAGTATACAAACATATTCAAAGACCCAAAGTGTGGTCTTCTATCTAGTTCACCACTACGCAACAGTTCAGGCACACTAGGTGTACCCAACTCTTTGATACGGTTACGATACCACTTAAATGGTTCATTACCTGTCTTTACCTGTTGTTGTATCTTATCAAAATATGTCTCTGCCATACTCTTATTTATATCATCAATTCAACTTCTGTGAGGATGATAAACTCCATATTCCTATCCTTACACCACTCTTTTGCGTTCATCCATTTTGCTTCGTTAATTGCAAAGGTACGCACCTCATTTAGATATTTTCTGGTTTTTCGTTTTGGAACTCTTGGGGGTTTGCACTGCGACTTGGGTTTGACCTCGACAACCCATTTTTTAATCTTGTTTTCTTTGGTTCTGACTTTGACATAAAAATCTGGAAAGTAGCGATGTATCTTGCCATCTATGGGTGACCGATATGGAATGAAGAACTCTTCAGAACCCCATTCAATTATTCTTTCGTTCATGTCGCAATAGACCATGAACTTGCGTTCCCACAAACTACGATAAATAATGTTGGAAGGGTCACCCTTATATTTTTTTGGGTTAGACGGACTGTATCTTCCACGGTATGCCATGATATTACACCTAAATAAATAATATATAAGGATATTTATAACGATGCGTGGATTCTTAAAAGAAATCAAAAATGTTGCAATCAATCGTGCGACTAACAGAATTAATCAAACATTAGGTGGTCTTATTAGTCCAATGGGAAGAGGTATCCCCAATAATATTGGTGGTACGTTTCAAACCAATGTTTATAGGAATCTAAATAAGAATCCATTTGCTGGTGAGGCAGTAATTTATCCAGAGGATTTGGGTTCTAATGACCAAGGACACTATGTGCAGTTTTTTATTAATGAGCAGGAAAACGCAAACGTCAATTTTGGTGGGTCAGGTAGAAGAGTTCCATCACAACCAGCAAGAAACACTGGTTCTTCCACTGCACAAGTAAAACGGTCTGCAACCAGAACACTGTCCAGTTCCATCTGTATGTATATGCCTGCAACAGTTAGTGCATCACAAAACTCAAAATATGGTGAACATGAGATTGGTGCAGCAGTTGCTGGTGCAATTGCAGCATACAAAGGATATCAAGATGGTCAAGGTTTCTTCAACACGGTTGGTGAAATCAAAGATGCAATCGCACCAAAGATTGCAGAGGCGACAGTAGAGGTAGGTAAAGAGGCACTAGATGTTGCAGCAAAGGGTGCAAAAGCGGCGATTGATATCAACAGAGGTATGGTTACAAATAATCGTTTGGAGATGGTATTTGAAGGTGTTGATAGACGGTCATTTAGTTTCGATTTCAAGATGATGCCCAAATCAGAAACAGAGGCAATCATGGTGGATAAGATTGTGAATATGTTTAGATTTTACATGGCGCCTAGTTTTGATGGTGGAGACTTACAAGGTAGAACATTCATCGTACCAGCAACATTTGATATCGAATATTACTACGCAGTTGGTAAACGGAATGAGTTCTTAAACAGGATATCAACCTGTGTTCTTGAAACGTGTAACGTGACATATGGTGGTGAACGCACACAGTTCTTCAGACCAACACAAGACGGTAGAGGAGCACCACCTGTAGAGACATCCATATCATTACAGTTCAAAGAACTGGAAATCATCACCAGAGAAAAGATTGCAGAGGGATTCTAAATGTCGTATTTTTCTATGTTTCCAGATATACTATATGATGCAAAGGCTAATGGTAAAGACACCTTTATGAAAGATATCTTTCGTAGGGTTAAGGTGAAGTCAAATGCAAAGGGTAACATTGTAGAGTTTGACTATTACGATGTACAGGATGGTGAAACACCAGAAATGATTGCATTCAAATATTATGGTGATGCAGAGTTACACTGGACTATCCTAGTAATCAATGACATAATCGACTATTATACCGACTGGCCCATGTCGGTGCAAAGGTTTGAACAGTACATGAATGATAAGTATGAGAATCCTGCTGGTATTCATCACTATGAGATATCGCAATCATCTGG